TTATCGCGATGAGTAATAATTTTAATATGATTCAATGATACTGTTGGATCATTTGTTTTTTGGGAACCGGTTAGCGAAACTAATCCCCATTCAGCCAACAAATTAGCAATCGTGTTTCTTCGTGCAATATCATTGTCATTAATGTTCGTAGGCTTTCCATCTAGAGCAAAAAGCTCCTTGAAATGCACAATGTAGTACCTACCTTTTTTATGTAGGATATGACAAGATTGAAATAGAGTTTTTTCTTTTCGACTTGACACGCCTATTCTAGTGAGTGTTTCTCGAACTTTCAGGAAATCATCATCTTCTTCTAGTTCGACCTCTACTAAATCTTCAATATCAAGTTGAATTACCCTTCTTGGCTCTTTTTGTTCTTCTGTCATTTTTCAGTCCACCCTTATCTAGATGTTCATGTATCAATGACAGTTGACTCCCCGAAAAAATATCTAAAACTTCTCTTGCTTTTTGATTGCTATATCCATAATATTCTTTAATAGCATCTACGTCTTTATTTTCTTCAGGTTTCAACCATCGGGAGAATCTTCTGTTCGCCCTAATGGTATTTAGAAGAAAATCAAATTGTAGCTTGTTATCTACATGAGACTTTGTGTTTATCTCATTAGCATACATCACCGTATCCAAGAAATACGATAAGGTTCTATTAACCACAAACGGAAGATACTCACCCTCAGTGAGATTATCCTTATCCATAAGATTATCTTTGGATTTATTAATCGAAGTTAAAAAATCACCCAACTTTGCCATAATCAGCACTTCTTTCTTTCAATAATGGCCCGACAATAAATCCAATAGGAATTGAAATAATAAACCATGCAACAAAAAACCAAATCATAATATTACTTATAGCTCCGTAGAGTTAATTACATCATAAAGAATAGGAATGGCATTGTCTGTTGCAAATTGGTGTTCGACAAGAGTGCCCTTTCCCTTTTCCCAACCGGGGCAAAAGAAAATTGCATCGCACTTCTTGATGACCGCCAAATCTGACGAAAGCGTATCTTCATAGTTAATTACGCCATCTTCGTATGCCCACTCGTCATTCTCGATTGGGCAAAGAACTGCCCAACCCTTTTTCATAAACTTGATGGAAAAGTATCGCATGATGTTGCGATTCATCCATCGTTCTTCTTCGCTCAATGTGCCGCCATCACTATATCGACCTGCGACATAGATGACTGGCTTCAATACATCTGTGGGTAATATTCCCATGCTATCCAATTCTCCAGTAAACTAAATACACCATACAAAAAACACAGAACGTCAAAACACAAAGCTGATATATCAACTTGGCAATTTGATGCAACCATCTGTTGGTTCTTTCTAGCAACTCCAGCTCATGTTTTCCAACGTGTCGTTTTTTTTTAATTCTTGGGTATTCCCAAGAAAACTTTTGCGCCACTTTCGGTTATCCTTATGCTGGAGGATTATACACAAACTTCTTGGGATAGACATCCCCGTTCTCCCGACACTTCTGGTCTTCGTATTCAGAAACCTTTCTACGATACAACTCCAGTTTGGCACATTCCAGGACGCCAATCACCTCATTGTACTTTGCGTAGTTGGGAGTGTGCCCCAACCATGCATTAAGAATTTGGGTGATCGCGTAATTGAGATTGCCTGGATTGCCTGCGTCTACATCCTTGTCAATAGGCGCCAGCAACATCGCCACAAGATTATCAATTTCTGGGTCTAGTTCCATTCGTGAAAATTTATCAATGTACGGCATTATATAATTCCTTTCATCTAAACAACCCGACAAGAGTAGACCCCTCATTGGCTCCACTATGCAAATCTCTGTTACTAGACGAAAAAGACCCGTCTTGGCGTCGATACTGATTTTGTTCTGCAAGATTTCCGGCAGGAATAACTCGCTGAATTACCTGAGCCGTATAAATGAACAATTGTTCAAGGAATTTTGCAGCCGAAGTTTTATCTACAATATCAGTATTTTCAATATGATAAAATGACATACACCAACGCTCGCCTCGCCTAAGAATACTATTGCCTGATTCATCAAACATCCACATGTATCCTTTTGTGGGAGTTTTGGCTGCTCTCTTATAAGTATCTACTCGGTCCTTTTGTGTCGGCTTAAATCTGGTGTTTTTTCCAGTACGACTGCGTTCGGCTCCTGAATTTTTTAAATCAACTGTGCCAGCACCTGTTCCTGTGGAACCAATTTTACCATCTTTAAGACCTAGCTGATTAAATAAATCCATCGGGTCTTGGGTTAAATTTGGCAGCAGTTCTGCTGGGTAAATTGCATAAACAAAACTGCCCGGCATATCGTAAATAACATTTCTCTTAATATTTCCACAGGCAACCAAATGGGGGTCATTTAAGTCCCAAGTGCCCATGTACCGAACGTCGGCCAAAAGTTTCTTGGTGATAATATCTTCAAATGTATGGTTCATTTAAATTCGCCTTCAACCATGAGTTCAGTCAAACAAGCCACCAAGTTCAATTCTTGGTCAGCCGCAAACGCAGACTTGTATTGATAGTCTGCGAGTGTAATCACCGTCTGCGGAATCGCAACTGGCTTCAAATAATCATATAGAGTGTCGTAAATCTTTCGGTAAATCTTCTGTGGATCGTTGTCTATATTAAGCGCAACCCAAGCTCGCATATCCTTGAAGTGTTTAGACTTCAATGCAACCATCAATTCTTTGAGATTAATATCGGCAATCTGCGAAAGGACTCCCGTATCAATTGTACCGCTTGTCGAATACCGCTGAAGCTCATTCAACACCCGACGAAAATCGGGAAAGTGCTTCATGATCAATTCAGCCACGACCTTCTTGTCATAGGAAATTCCTTCCTTGTCAAGAATGTCACTCACCCGAGCCATGAACTGGGAGGCTAGTTTGGCCTTTTCGCCGTTGACAATTTTGAAATCGACAACCGAGCATCGGGAATGAATCGGATCAATGATACGATTTTTGTAATTGCAGGTAAAGATGAATCCGCAGTTGCCTGCAAACTCTTCGATGAACCCGCGCAGGGCTGGCTGGGTGGACTGCGGATTAAGATAATCTGCCTCGTCTAGAATCACCATCTTTCGAGAGTCGGTGAAACTAACAGTCGAGGCAAATTGCTTAATCTTAGTCCGCAGTACATCAATACCCGACTCTTCTGATCCGTTAACCACAATGTAATCAGCTTTGGTCATATCGCAAAGCGCCTTGGCTACAGTTGTCTTGCCGACACCTGGTCCACCAGAAAGCAAAAGATTTGGAATCTTGTCTTGTGTTGCAAATTCATTGAATGTATCTTTTAGAAATGTTGGAAGAATACAGTCATCAATCGTGTGAGGTCTATATCGCTCGACCCACAAGAATTGTTCTTTCATTATATAATCCTATTACTAAGCGGTATATTCAGAATCGTTTTGTTCAACGGCCACAAAGTATTCAGCCTTCGAGCCATCAAAGTGGGAAATTCCCTTTGATGAAATACGCACATGATAATCGTCCGGAATCAGCTTCAGGTTATCAATCTTCAATACCATCTTGAACGTGACACCAGAAGGAGCTTCTCCGTCTAGCTTAATCTTGAAATTATTCGATGTGCTATTCTTGACATCGGTTGCAGAAGCAACCAAATATTCGCCAGCCTCATCAAGTGTGATAACAAGATTGGGTAGACCAAGAATGCTCGCCGCCTTTTGCAATCTGTCCAGACTCTTCTGAGGCAAGTCGAATTCAATATCGCCGTCACACTCCAGTCGCTTTTCCGGAACAGTAACAATAGTATTCGGATCGGCATAGACATACTTGAGGTTCGTTTCACCCTCAACAATCTCGACTGCATTTTCACCAAAGTCAAGGTCGGGTGAATCGAACAGACTCAGCGTTCCAAGAAACTGGTTCAGGTCATAGATGCAGAATGGTGTTTCAAAATCTTCAACCACAGTTGTCAGCCCCAACAATGTCTTATTTGGAGAAATTGTCTTTATATTATTTCCTGCATTTACCTGAATACCGTTGTTAATTGTAGCAAAGTTTTGCAACACAGCCAGGGTATTTTTTGAAATTTTCATTACGAATTATTCCTTATCATCAGTTTTAGTGCATTCGCTAAAGTGCATTAAGAGTATAGTATAGTGGATTGCTTTCAAAAGGTCAAGTCTATTATGGCCTTTTTTCTTACCAAATCGCGAAAGGTATTTCATTGCATTGGCTTGGCAAAAAGGTGAGGCAATATCAATTGAGTGAAGCAAATCTTGAATCTGAAATTCATTCTTTCCAACATAATGTTCGCCATATGTGGATTCGATATACTCCTCAATTTCCTTGAGGGATTCTCGTTCATTATATTTCACTTCAGTTCCTTATATTCCCATCACATACCCGATTCGCCGCGTCCCTGAGCGAGATCCCCATCGACTTCTTCATTGCGGCCAATCCTTCCCACCAGCCGACGCCGTATGAATGCGCGTGCAGATTCTCGGGCGCCGGCGGGGGCGGTGTCATTCCCTGACTAAGCGCGGCGTCCCGCAGCTTCACATTATCAGCCTCGGCCTTCTCGGCTCGGAGCCTCAGATCCTCAACATCTTCAACCACACCCCGATTCGGACCAGTCACCTCACCAACTGCGGCTGCGTGCATTTGGGCAACCAAATGGCAAGCTCCTTGATGTTCTTCTTTGAACCTCTCGGCTTCCTCTTCCGCGTATTCCAATTCTTTGGTAAGAGCTTCTATTTCATTATATTTCATTCTCCGTCCCACTTTGTACCTTTTGGTGCGCCCTTCTTCTTCTTCTTTGACTTTTTTTCTTCCCTACGTTTTATGGCTGCCTCACGCCTGCGTTCTGCCCGACCCTTAACATCTTCAGGAGATGTTGACTGCACTCCACCCTTCATGAAGGGTGGGGGTGGAGCAAGAATAGGACCAGGAGTGAC